CACAAAGGAAGAAATGGACTTAGCAATGACTTTGATAAACAAGTACCATTTAACAAGACAAGAAACAGAATGGTTAACGAATTTAAACAACAGAGTTCTCAACGATAAGAAGTTGGCAGGTTGTGGGAAATGTTTGGTTCAAGTAAAGAAGAACTTAGCCAACGCATACAAAAGATTATATGGTTAATGTAGACATTTTTGTTGCGTAGCATATTTATTATATTAACTACAACGAACAAACTACGAGTATGCCAAATCCAGAGAATTTAAAGTCCCTAAAAAAAGGTTATGACCCAAGAAGAAACCTTAAGGGTAGACCAAGAAAGTGGATAACAGAAATAAAGAAACAAGGTTATGCGTTATCTGAAATAACAGATGCGATACAAGTATTGATATCACTTGACTTGCAACAACTACAAGAAATAAGAACCAACCCAAACTCAACGGTGTTGGAAATAACAATAGCATCAGCAATCATCAAGTCGATACAGAAAGGTGATTTGGATTCGATAGAAACATTAATCACCAGAGTATTCGGTAAGCCAAAGGAAAAAATAGAACAAGACATAAACATTACCAACCATGTAATCAAACTGAAGTTTGGTAATACAGAAGAAATAGAATAAAATATGCCAAGAAGTCATGTAAGGGGTGGAAGAAAAGCTCACAACAAAAGAATCAGACACAGGAAGTTGATGAAAAATCATCAAGTACTAGCAATCCAAGCATTAAGGAAAAAGATATGGGAGGAAGCAAAAGAAAGATATGAACAAGAAAAACTTGCAAACAAATGATTTTAACTGGTGACTGTTTTAACCTAATCAAAGACATACCTGACAACTCAGTTGACTTGGTTATCACAAGCCCACCTTATGCAGATATCGTGAACTATGGTAAGAACATATCCATACAAAAACCACAAGATTATTGTGATTGGTTATTACCCCTTTTTAACCAAATACAGAGGGTATTAAAACCGAGTGGTAGTTTCATATTAAACATCAACGATACTTGCAAGAATGGATATAGAAATCCGTTTATCTACGAGTTAATCTATCGTTCACAGAAAGAAACAAAGTTGAAGTTCTACGACACATATATTTGGCACAAGATGAATGGCATACCAAATGGTGGAAAGAAAAGGTTTAGAAATACAACAGAGTTTATTTTTCATTTCGTTAAAGACCAGAAACACTTGAAGTTTAATATGGACAGGGTATTGAAAGAACAATCTGAGGAAACAAAAAAAAGAAGGAGATATGTTTGGAACATAAAAGACCACGGCAGGATTGTTGATGGTAAAAGGGGAGATAAAAAAGAATATAATGCTGAAAGATTGCCTAACAAAGTTAGACCAGATAATGTGGTTAGATTCCATACAGCCGGATATGCCAGAGACAATACAATCAAACACCCCGCACCATTCTACAAAGACTTACCAAAGTATTACATCAACTTATTAACAGATGATGGTGATACGATACTCGACCCATTCGGTGGGATTATGACAACTGGTTTGGCTTGTAATGAAGTTGGTAATAGAAACTTCATTGGTATGGAACTAAACGAGAAATATGCAGAGTTCGGAAAGAAAAGAATAAGTGGTGAAGTATCAGAACAATATAGAGTAGTACAATATGATATGGATGATAACTTGATACAATCATTCAATAGTCCAAGTGAAGCTTGTAAAGCTATTAATTGCAACTCATTTCATCATATAATGACTTGTTATAGAGGTCATAGTCAAACATATATGGGTTACAAATGGAAACTAGAAAAAAATAGAATAATATGAATATAGAAACACAAATGTTCTGTGGTGATTCTGCAGAAGAACTGAAAAACATTAAAGACAACTCGGTTGATATGTTATGTACTGACCCACCTTATGGATATTCGTTTATGAATAAGGGTTGGGATAAAGTATTACCTGATGTCAATATTTGGAGACAATGTTATAGGGTATTAAAACCTGGTTCATTCATAACAGTTATGGCAGCACCAAGAACTGATGTATTATGGAGAATAAGTAGAGACCTTGAAGAAGCTGGGTTTGACTTATCATTCACCAATATTGAATGGATTTATCATTCAGGGTTTCCAAAGGCAACAGATGTATCAAAGATGATAGACAAGAGGGAAGGTGCGGAAGTCAAAGTTGGAAAACAATTTAATATGGTTGGCACTTTCGATGATAAAAGACCAGGTCCGAATCATCCAGATAGATTAGCTATGAAACATGATGCTGCAACTGAGCTAGCAAAAAAATACGAAGGTAGTAAGGCAGGTTTCCAACCTAAACCAGCAAGGGAAATAATCATCGTTGGTATGAAACCATTTGAAGAAGGTTCTTATATTGATAAGGTATTAAACTTTGAAGCATTACCTGATAATATCAAGATGACATATCCACTTATACAAACACCTAAACCAGCAAAGAAGGAAAAGAATTATGGAACAACAAATCACCCCAACGTTCATCCAACTTGCAAACCAATAAAGTTAATGAGTTATTTAATAACCTTATTCACAAGACCTGGTGACTGGGTTTTAGACCCCTTCGGTGGAAGTGGAACAACTGGTCTAGCTTGCAAGTTGTTAGACAGAAACCATATCTATATTGACTTCACACAGGAGTATTACGACATCGCAGAGGAAAGATTTAATGTCTCCAAACAAGACCTAAAGAAGTTATTGAAAGAAAAGATAAAGAATGATGCACCAGAGTTATTCTAAAGGTATTAGTTGGATAGATGATTGCAGAATACCATTTGTTGATGATAGGGATAGTAATAAAGCTTGTAATAAAAATCACGAACAAGGACATTATGAAACTAACTTTTTCGAGGGTTATTACAAAAGAAAGGGTAGTGATACTCAAGGTAGGTTCCCCGCAAACATTCTAGTTAGTGATGATATGTTGAATGATGGTGTTATTAGTAAGTCAACAGGTGGTATACCTAATGGTAAATCTGTTTATGGGAGAAATAGTTTCAATGAAAGTTCTACAATCAACACTCAAGATAAAGTAGGATTCGGTGATAAAGGTTCTAACTCAAGATACTACGACATAGATAAATGGTTTGAAAAATTATTGGATGTATAGTAAAGGTATAAGTTGGCTAGATGACTGTAGGATACCATTTGAGGATACACAGAACCCCGCAACTAATCCAAAGTATAGGTTGCAAGGAAACTATAAGATGCCAGAGAAGGGACAGATAAGTGATGGGTCAATAACACAGTTCAGAAGTTCATTAAATGAAATAGATGTTAGGGGTAGGTTCCCCGCAAACATTCTAGTAAGTGATGATATGTTGAATGATGGTAATAAACCGAATAAAGGACATCGTGCAAAATCTAAGGTCACTGGTTATGGTGAGTTTGGTGGAGGTAAAAGTGAGTATCACGGTATAGGAGAATATATGAATGTTGATTCTACTTCAAGATACTATGACATAGATAAATGGTTTGAAAAATTATTGGATGTATAGTAAAGGTATTAGTTGGATAGATGATTGTAGGATACCATTTGTGAGTGATGAAGATAAAGGTTCTGCAAAACCTCAAGGTAAAACTCTGAAACATAAAGGCTGGGATACTAATAAATGGTTACAAGAAACTATCGAACCACATAGTCGAGGTAGATTTCCAGCAAACCTATTGGTAAGTGATGATATGTTGAATGATGGTGTTATTAGTAAGTCAGTTAAAGGTAGAAATGATATAGGCAGTTCAACTTATGGTGGCAATTCGTTATTACACAGTAAAACTAAAATGAATAACACAGATAGAGGTTTCAACGATAAAGGAACAAACAGTAGATATTACGACATAGATAAATGGTTTGAAAAATTATTGAATGATTAAAGAACTAGTTGTTGAAGGTTTCACGCCAACTGAAAAACAAAAAGAAATAATAAATGCTTGTACTGATGATACAACAAAATACATTGTAGGTTGTTTTGGAAGACAGGCAGGCAAATCATTCACAGCACAAAACCTAATACTCAAGTGGGTATTAGAGGACAATGGTTCAGTTGCAATGTGGGTATCACCAGTTTATTCACAAGCAAAAAAGGTATTCACAGAGTTAGTCAACTCCATAGCAGGAACTGGTCTAACAAGTTCTGTCAATAAGTCAGAGTTAGAAATAAGGTTTATTAATGGTTCAACATTATACTTCAGGTCAGGTGAAAGGGAAGATACATTGCGTGGCTATACATTAAGTTATCTTGTTATTGACGAAGCAGCATACATCAAAGACAATGTATGGTCTGAAGTATTAAGACCAACAGTATTAGTTAATGGTAAGAAGGTATTATTCATTTCAACGCCCAAAGGAAAAAACTGGTTCTATAATGTTGCAATAAGGGGTAATACAACTGAATATCCACAATACAAGACATTTCACGCAACATCATTCGATAGTCCATATATTACCAAAGAAGAACTTGAGGAAGCAAAACTATCTTTACCTGATAACATATACAAACAAGAAATACTAGCAGAGTTTATAGATGACGGTGGTGAGGTATTTGGAAACCTAAATTTAACCAGTATTATGTCAGCTTATGCTCCACAAGAAACAAATGAAAAATATTATGCAGGACTAGATTTTGGTCGTCAAAATGACTACACTGTATTAATCATACTTAATTCGAAGGGAGAAATGGTCGATTTTTATAGGGAACGACAAAAAAGTTGGGAC